TGCCTCCTTCATTTTCATCATGTTTAGCGAATTCGTAATGAAGTCTCCAGTTTGAGATGCAATAAATGATCTTTCATCCAACGAAACATTCTCATCACGAATCTGATCCTTGTATGGCTGAAGCACGCTTGACATCTCAGGAAACAGCTTCAATGCGGCGTCGATTTGAATGTCGCTTTGTTTGATTAGCTTTTTCTTCTCCCCTTGTTGCTTGAAGTAGTCCGTGACTTGACCAATTCCTCCAGCAATTCCTTGAGCGCGAGCATTAGCTAGTCCCCTAGCTGCGTCAACCGATCCAGAATAATCTGGTGATTGATATGGAATTGTTTTTACGTCTCCTCCGAATAGTGCCATAATTTTGCTTGTCCGTGTTAAATTTATTAATATCCAGCAGGACGATCAGACGCTAAACGCTGAGAATTGAAGTTTAAGCCAGCAGAACCTCCACCGCCACCGCCAAACCCACCACTAGCATAAGCGCTTCCAAGTCCAGAAATACTGCTTCCAAAACTGCTCCACAGTTGGGCTTTGGCTTGTTGATTGGCAGCGTTGATCTGGTAGTTTGCTTGGTTCGCTTGGTTTTGCGCACCAGCTTGTTGTGAAGCTAAATTCAATGGCATATTGTAATCAAACGATCCAGACGATGATGGTCCAAGTGTCAACGCAGTGCGCAAGTCTTGTTGTCCAGCACCATACGACAATGGAGCCGTGCGAAGTGCTTGAAGTCCCGGATTGGTATAGAACTCGCCAGCTTGAGAATATGCGCGTTGTCCAGCTTGCGCTGCTTCTGCTCGCTTACGGGCCATAACATCCTCGCGCCCCATTGCCTCGCCTACGATTCCAAGATTGCCACCAAGTCTTCCTGACGCTTGAAACCCTTCACGCGCTTGTTGTTCGTATCCACGACGCTCTTCTGGAGTTACACCCTGTGCCGATGCTCTGGCTCTCTCGGCTTCTTGAGCAGACGCCTGAACTGCTGCGGCTTGTTCCGGCGAGAGCGCTTGCATCAAGCCTCGCGTCATACCGGCCTGACCCGTCATTTGACCTAGTTCTTCAGCGCGAAGTTGTTCTAGGGTTTCCCCAGCCTGTTGTGATGCGCCTAGTTGGAGTTCTTGAAATCCCGGTTGACCACCAACTCCGCCAAGGAACTGCCCAGTCTGACCAAACATCTGTCCCATGAATTGTGGTCCAAACTTGTCTTGGAGAGCCATAAACCCCGGAACGTTTTTCCCATAGTAATCAAGCAATCCGGTTGCCTGACGATCAACAAGGTTTGTCCCTCTGCCATAACCTCGCTTTTCCACTCTAAATAGTTCAGTTGGAGCCGGGGCCGAACCTCCCTTGCCTGCTTGACTTGCTCCATACGCGGAGAGGCCTCCACCTACTACGGCCATTGTTCCTGTTACCCATCCAGCCATTAACTTAACTTACCTCCGAAGTCGTTTGCAATTTCACTTGAATAATTTTCCATTCTTTTAATTCTTTCTTGTTCGTATTTATCTTTTTTCCACGAATTGATTCTTGGGTCGTCCTTATGAAAAAGAGGATTTTCGTTTGGATACGTTAAGTATTCCATCATCTCGTCTGGGTCTGTTATGTTTTCTGGATTTACGTGAAAATTAACCCATGTCGTATCCTCATGAACGTAAAGGACTCTTTTGGTTCCTATTTTAGTAACGCCTATATATGGAGCTTCATATTCAGTCACGCCTGTTTGATCCATAACTCGTAACTTTCCAGTGATGATTGCAAATGGATGTTCTGTTTTGTGCTTCACCCCTGTTCCTAATGATCCAGCTGGCATGAACAATTTTCGAACATACATCCCCGGAAGAAACAAGTGTTCCGTAGGAAAATATCCATCTGGCATTTGAGCAAGCTGATACTCAAGCCGTTCAACATCAGAAGCAGAAGCAATCTCTTCAGCAGATGGGATTTTAGAAACAAACAGCTCCTGCTTCTTACTTTCCACGCAAGTTGCCAATGCGTCTAGATTTTCAGATGGTTTGTCGGATTCCATGTGTTTAATGCTTATGTAACATATGAATTCGTCTTAACCAACAACCATTACGGTTATCTCAGGGAAATTAACGAAGTTGTTCGACACGTCCGTCATATTGACACCAAGTTGGGTTGTGCTTTTCGGACCAGCAAAAGTATTGTAAACAAGTGGTTCGTTGGCAGCATTAGATCCTCTGCCTGATCCAGCGTAAGCGTAATTAGCATTTGGTAACGCCGTGGTAAACAAGATGGTAGCAACTCCAGCCGCCGTCTTCGTCACACTGGTGACATTTCCAGAACCAATGAGGAATCGAGGGGTAAGTAGCGCGTCTGTTCCACCAGCAGCATTCCGTGTCATGTCAAAAGTCACCCATGCCCGAGCACCAAAGATCGGAGCTGTCCCGGTTTGCGCTCCATCGAGCTTAACGGCGGTAATTGACGCATCAACGATATTGGCAGTTGTAACGGTCGCTCCAGAAGCGAAAGCTCCACTTCCAAGTTTTGACGGGGCAATGGCCGCAGATGCACTAATATCAGCGTCAACAATTGTTCCGTCAAGAATCCCACTTGAAGTAACCGCCCCGGCAGCAATCGCGTTAGCCGTGATTGATCCAGTTGCCATCTCATTTGAGGTAATCCCTTGAGCGCGGACTTTGAGCTTGCCAGACGAGACGTCAAGAGTCGTGCCGAAAATTGCATCAACCGTAATTGTCGTTTCGTCAATTATGTTGTTCATCTTGGCGCTAGTGATTGTGTCAGTAGCCGTAAATGTGTAAGTTGTGTTGACTGCGCCCATGCTTTATTTTTGTGAAAGAATTTGCCTATTCGTGACTGAACCTGCGACCTTAATGGAGTTTACCTTGGGAGATCCAGTCGTCCTTGTCAAGATTATTGTTCCAGTGTATCCTCTTATTCCCCCAAGTCTGCATCTGATTCCTGCTGTTTCGGCTTCACCCGTTGAACTAGGTGCCAGTAATTGTCCTCCTAGAAACTGAGTAGTGGTTCCGATCTCGGCAGCGTTGTCTGGATCTTCAGACGCAAAAGAAATCATGTATTCGCCAGTCTCCCCAGAAAGGTTTTGCATGACGATTTGAGCGTCAGTAAACCTCTTCCTCTCCATGGTCTTCAAGTCATATCCACGCGTTGTAAGGGAAGAATTGATGGTTGGCGTCACAACAGTAGCACCAACATTTGACACGTTTAATCGGTCAATTGAACTATCAACGGCTTCAAGCTGATGCAGACCTCCATTTGCCGTGACTGCATAAATGTTGTTTCTGACTCCTGCACCACCAACAATGAAGTTCTCAATTAAAAATCTTGAATCTCCAAAGGTATCCAGCGACTCCCAACCCTTGTTTAAGAAGTTGAATACAAGGATTGAGTTGTTTCCTCGGGCATCACCGGCTCCGGGAACTGAATCAAGGGCAACAGCAAGGTAGTATCGGTTGTCAAATAACATTCCGACTGCCGATTCCGCGTAGTTCTTACTGATTCGGTCTATGTATGGCTGGATATTCTTGGAAATTGGTTCGTCTGATCCCCGAAGATTGTAATCATTGAGGAATTCAATCCCATAAACGCCATTGTCAGACAAAAACATCATCATATTACCGCGCATGACAATAGATCGCCTTGCCCAGCAACCAACTTCAGACGTGAGCTCCTTGACGGTGACGTCCAAAAGGCTTCCTAGCGTTCCTTTGACAAGATGCAGGCTATTTCTATTTAAAACAACCAGTCCGTCATCATAAAATCCATGCATTCCGACAACGTAATCGGCAGTTCCACCTGAGATCCGAAATTGGCTCTCGATTTGATCAAAAGTAGTCGTATCTAGGATGTCTGAAACTGAAATTTCGTCGGTAATCTTCCGACTGACATAAACGGGGGTGTTATATGCTCCAGATTGCTCGTAATAGTAAGGAACCCACAAACGACGTTGAAAGTAAACTCCCCAAGGAGCACCAGGTTGGTGCATGAATCCACCACCAACGCTAAATCGTCCACCAAACTCAAATATATCCGCGCTGGATGTGTTGTAGTTGCCGACTGGGGCATACCAAGTGATCGTCGTGGTATTTGCCGATACAACTTGATATTCTTTTCCCACCATTTCAGCGAAATCAACAGTAACTGCCTGACGAACAACGATGACATCTCCGATCTTGATCGAAACATTGCCCGCTACTGTTGCCGTCACTAGTCCTGCAACAATGTCAACATCTTTTGCTGTGATGTTGAATGTCTGAGGTTGTGTATACGCTCCACCGGGAGACAGCGTAAAGCCATCTGTTGCCGTAGCTAAGCGTGTATCGAATGTTTGTGTTTGGCTGGTAGTGAAAATGTAGGTAAAGGAATCCTGAGTTGGCACGGTGGCAACTACAAATGATCCATTTGCAGGAGTTCCGCCCGTCAACCCCGCAACAGTGATAGCCGTCCCCACAACCATCCCGTGTTCCAATAGGTTCACCAGAACTGAAGTAGTCCCAGATTGAGAAGCTGAGATGATTGACCTCCCGTTTGGAAACCACTCAAATGCTTGTTGCCCATCACGGAACAACATTATCTTGTCAAACAACTGGATCATCTCGGTCTTGGCCCCAAGTGCCTGACCAATAGGATAAGGAATATCAGTGACGGCAAACGTATCTAAATCAATCTTCTTGGCTACCGTGTCCAAAGCTACAATCACATATTCTTTGTTGTTGGTGTTTGGGTCGCTGAACAGGCATGATGCCCTGACGTTGGCGTTGGCGGCGTCATTGATCACCATCTGGGAGAGTGTGCCAGAAGTGTCAGTAACCGTCGTTATGCCCGCCACAGTGTAGTCGAGTTTATCAGCATCAACGTATGTCAACAAGTAGCTACCATTGACTGCCGTGTCCAACCCCGCAACAGTAGCCCATCCGGTTGATCCAACTTCAAACCCATGAGCCGTAACAGTAATCCTGATTGTTCCCGTAACTGGGACAGTCACCGCAGAAATTGTCTTGGCGACGTCAATCAGATAGAATGGCAACTGCAGAGGGGTTGTCCCAGTCGTCAAGGAACTGGTTTTCTCTACGATTCCCTTCCGAGGCTTCCAATATCCTTCCATGCGCCCATTCAACGACTCCCGAACCTCGCCCTCTTGGAGCTGGTTCAACTGAAGTCTTTGGTTCACGCCGAAGAAACCACGATCAACGTCTTCGCCAATCGCATCATCCCCCGCGCTACCACTTTGGGCAAATTGGGACATTACGAGTAGTAAACGATAACCACACCGGATGTCAGAACCACAGAGCTGAAGTTGCCCCCAATGCCCAATCCAGCCGGAAGTGTAATGGTCTGCAACCGAGATGCACCTGTAATGCTACCCGATGCACTCGCCACAGTTGACAACACAGCGTCATTCACAACCTGAATCCAACGGATGTTGCCCGTATATGTAGTTGCAGCAGCAGAAAGCACAATGCCTCCACCCTGTCCTTGTAAATCGTAACTGACGGCGCTTGCCATAAATATATTAAAGTGTCACCAATGCACCACACACCAGCTCAAACGCAAACTACCAAATACATCGCAGTTGTCAAGCACATTCCGCAATAGACCCCCTTTCGCCATTTTTACT